TGCAGAATGAGCCTCAGTTTATCATCGATAGCTATATCGAAATGAAATGCGCACGTCCGATGCCGGTTTATGGCGTTCCTGGCCTTGTTGACCACTTCTAATTGAGGTGATTTTATGTCTTGGTTTAGTAAAGTTTCTGGCTCTTTGGTTGGTGGTGTGCTCGGTTTAGTTGGTGCAAATAAAGCTAATAAACAGCAGGCTTCCCAGTTTGCTCAAAATTACGAGCTTGCTCATGATCAGCTTTACAAACAACATCAAATCGAAGTTGCGGATCTGAAAGCCGCTGGTCTTAATCCGATCCTTTCGGCTAATAGTGGTAATTCCACTTTTGGTGCTTCTTCTGGTGGTAGCTATGAGAACCTTGGTACTGCTGCTACTTCTGGATATATGGCCGCTCAGCAGGCTAAAAATTTAGAGATGCAGAATGAGGCTATCAAAGCTAACGTCGAAAAGACACGTGCTGAAGCTAGTAACGTATTACAGGATACTAAGCTCAAGTCCGCTCAGACTTCGCAGGTACAGGGTGAGACTACTCTTATTCCGCTCCGTGCAGAAAATATCTCTACTATTACGGCTCAGGCTAAACAACAGACTGAAGTTTTCAAAATGCAGGTGAAGGTTGCTGATGCGAATATAAGTAAGATTCTTCAAGATATTGAAAATAGTAGGCGTATTACGGATGCTCAGGTATCGGAACTTGGTACTCGTTCGGAAGCTAATCTTGCTCAAGCTGGTGCCGCTTCTGCGCTTGCCGCAAAGTCTTATGGTGAATTGTCTAGGCTTCAACAGCTAACGCCTTATGAAATTGATAAATTGGCCGCTGGTACTGCTGAAAATATGGCTAGTGCGGCTAATCTTGATGCTTCTGCTAAACGTACTCTTGAAGATTCTATCCGGATTAAACTTGCGAATGAGCAGGAACAGTCCGTTCAGGATATCAAAACAGGTCCGGCTCATCGTTTTGGTACGTCTGCAGCTGAATTATTGCGCTGGATTCCCTTCAGTGCGTTGAAATGAAAGGAGTGTTTCATGTGAAACGTCGTAAACTGTCTAAAAAGAAATCTCGTAAGATTTTTACAAAAGGAGCCGTTAACGTAAAAAAACGTAATCTTCGCGCTCGCCCAATGCGCGGTGGTTTCCGGATTTAATTATGGCTTGTTATCACCCGATCGATTGTTGGCGCGTTCCGGACGCCAGCTCGAAATCGGGATATCGTATCGTGTTTAGTTCTCCTGCTTCGCCGCCTGAGCGAGGCGCTGAACATTGCACGATCCCTTGTGGTAAATGTATTGGATGCCGTTTGGCACATTCTAGGCAATGGGCAGTCAGGTGTGTCCACGAAGCGTCCTTGCATGATCGTAATTGTTTTTTGACTTTGACTTTTGATGATGCGCACCTTCCAGCTTCTGGATCTGTAAGTGTACGTGATGTTCAGCTTTTTCTAAAGCGTCTTCGTAAGGCTTTATCTTATCGGAATATCAAGATTCGTTTCTTTGCTTGTGGTGAATATGGTGACAAAAATTTACGTCCTCATTACCATCTTATTTTGTTTGGCTATGATTTTTCTGACGATCGTCAGTTACTCCGACAAACGCCTTATGGTCCGCTTTACATATCTGATTTTTTGTTTCGTGTTTGGCCTTATGGCTTCCATACTATTGGTAATGTTACTTTTAAAAGCTGTGCTTATGTAGCGCGATACGTGACTAAAAAAGTATATGGTAAGGATGCTCCTGCGCATTATAATGGTCGTACTCCTGAATTTATTACTATGTCTCGTAAGCCTGGTCTCGCTCACGATTGGATAGTTAAGTATCATGATGATGTCTATAATTATGATCGTGTTGTTTTGCCTGATGGCATGATTACGCGTCCTCCGGCGTATTATGATGAATATTTGCATTTGACAGATGCAGAAAGGTATGATATTCTTAAGGCACAAAGGAAGAAGACGGTTAAAATAGAATCGGTCACCCGTCTGCTCCAGAAAGAGGAACATCAACAGGCAGTTGCCAAAAAATTGATTCGACCGATAGAAGGAGACTAGGATGAAAATTATTTTTTGTGTTCATGATCGTAAAACTAATTCGTGTGCTCTTTGTAAAGAAGCCGCAAATACCGAAGAATTTGAGCGCTGGTTTGCGACTGTATTCCTTCGCGATCAGTCCATGTTTGCGCTTTATCCTCAGGACTATGATATTTATTCCGTTGTTTCGCTTGATGATGAGAATATGACCATTCAGGATTCTCATCCGCCTAAGCTTATTTGTTCGGTCGATGAACTTTTCGACATCTTTAAGATTGCTCGTCCGAACCTTGCCCGAAGCTCGGACGAGGCCTAGTTTTTCTCTTTCTCTTTTGCCGTTTCCAGCGGCAAGCCGCTGATGCATCCTCTCGTCAGCGGCTTTTTTTTTCCCTTATTAGCCCTAGGGGCATGGGGGGAAATGCCGCCGTTTACTTGCGTTTGTCTGTGTTGTTGTTTAAGTTCTCTTATGCCTTTCGGCAGGTTCCCCCCATTATCAGCCTAAGGATGTGATGTTATGTCATGCTTAAAGTACCTACTGCTTTTAATCGTTTCGTGGATGACGGTATCGATCGTTGTGAGTATTGTCAATGCGTTTTGTACCACGTTGACGACTATGTGGCTGTTTGTTTAAATTGTGGTGCATGTTTTACTAGTAGTAATTTTAAACCTACTAGTCTATTTGAAGATACTTGTAGCGCGGATCCGCGCGGAAAGGAAGATCATGAAATTTAATTCTCGTTATTCTGTTACCGGCGAAAAGCCGGGTATTAAGTTTGACCAGCCTTCGCAGACACTTCAGTCTTTTAAAGATGATGCCGATATCAACTGTATTATTGCGCGTTATGAGAATACCGGCGTACTTGTAGATCCTACTGTCCAGGTGTCTCGTGTTCCTCATTTTGGTGATTATTCTGATATGCCTACTTATCAGGAAGCTCAGAATGTCATAGTGGCGGCTACCAATGCGTTCAGTTCCCTTCCAAGTAAAATCCGTGAACGATTTGGAAATGATCCTGCCGCCTATTTTCAGTTTGTTCAGTCTCTCAAAGAAGGAAGTGATGATTATGCTGAAGCAATTAGGCTTGGAATTATTGACAAACCTCTTGACAGTACTCCTGAAGTACCTTCCGGACCTGTTGAAGGTGCAGGTGAAAAAGTAAATTCTTAACATTTGCTAACGGTAAGCGCCGTCCAGCCAATTACACTACTTGATGTAATTGGCTGGAGTGACACCGTTAAACGCGTTCACTCTCTAAACCCTTTAAATAATTTGTGAAAGGATTGTTAATATGAAATCGGTCATGAAGCATTTGTTTTCACAGATTCCTCGAGCTCAAATCTCCCGGTCTGTGTTTGATAGATCTCACGGTTGGAAAAGTACCTTTGATAGCGGCTACCTCGTGCCGTTTCTTGTAGATGAAGTTCTTCCCGGCGATAGCTACAAAGTGAAATTTAATTTCCTCGCTCGTCTTTCTACTCCAGTCGTTCCTACGATGGATAATCTTTTTCTCGATACGTTTTATTTCTTTGTTCCGTATCGCTTGCTTTGGAAACACTGGGAACAGTTCAACGGCCAGCAGGATTATCCTGGAGCAAGTACGGATTATTTAGTACCGCAGACTACCGCTCCGATTGATGGTGGTTTCTCGAATGGATCCCTTGAAGATTATTTTGGCATTCCGACTGGCGTGAAAGGTATTAAAGTAAATGAGCTTGCTGCACGTGCCTATGCATTGATTTGGAATGAATGGTTCAGAGATGAAAATCTACAGAATCCTATCAACCTTTCCACTTTTCAGGAAATCTCAACTGCTTCCGGTCTTGATGATGTTGGTCTTGGTGATGCTGGCTTTACTGGTATTCATAATCTTTTGAGACGTGGTAAGCGTCATGATTATTTCACTAGTGCTCTTCCATGGCCTCAGAAAGGCCCCGGCGTAGAGCTTCCGCTTAATGGCAATGCTCCGGTTAGGACATTTGCTGATGGTAAGCTCTTTGAGGAGGGTAGGATTGTTTTACCTGGCGATCATAATGAAACTGGTAAGGATGCGAGATTACGGTATTTTAATGATGGTGAACTTCGTAAAATTGGTACACGCACTGAAGCGTTCCAAGATTCTAGTTTTATGAAGTGGTTTGGTGGTTATGATGGCGTTGATTATGATACTGTCGCCGATCTTTCTTCTGTTACTGCCGCTACCATTAACTCTCTTCGTCAGGCCTTCCAAATTCAGAAGCTTTATGAACGTGATGCCCGCGGTGGTACTCGTTATACTGAAATCCTTCGTTCGCACTTCGGCGTTATTTCTCCAGATTCTCGCCTCCAGCGTCCGGAATACCTTGGTGGATCTGAAAGCCCCGTTATTATCAATCCTGTAGTGCAGAATTCCGCGACCGGTTCAACCGGTGCAGAAACCCCGCAAGGCAACCTTGCCGCTTATGGTCTTGCGTCTTCGACTTCCGCGAAACACGGATTTACAAAATCGTTTGTTGAGCATGGTATTATTATTGGCCTGCTTAATGTTCGCGCAGATCTCACGTATCAGCAGGGCATTCCTCGTATGTTCTCTCGCCGTACGCGCTTTGACTTCTATTGGCCGGTACTTGCTCACCTTGGTGAACAGGCTATCCTTAACAAGGAAATTTATGCACAGGGTACACCTGCTGACGATGATGTATTTGGTTATCAGGAAAGATATGCAGAATATCGTTACTTCCCGTCTATGATTACTGGTAAGCTCAGATCTACGGATCCTCAGAGTCTTGATGTTTGGCATCTCTCCCAGAAGTTTGATAATCTTCCGACGCTCTCTGCTCAGTTTATTCAGGATAATCCGCCTGTATCTAGAATTCTTGCGGTGCAGAATGAGCCTCAGTTTATCATCGATAGCTATATCGAAATGAAATGCGCACG